TAGTGTCAGGCTTGTAGCAAGCTGGTGACATTAAGGGAGCTTCTTTCTTAGATTTTATTCTACGTTTAGACAAACCATATAAAGCTTTTTCAAAACTATCAAAGTCTTTAAATGTAAGCTTTTGGCCAGTCTTATTATCGAATATACTATTGAAAAGAGTCAGAGATATTTCCATGATTACCTTCGTGATTAGGACCTTTCCAACCTTCTGGCTTTACCAAGTCTGGTAATCCAAGTGGATTAGGTCTACCTTGTTTAATACCAACTTCTTTTGACATGTTGGCTTTGTATACTTCGTCCCATGCTTTATTTGCATCAACACCAAATACTTCTAAAGTACCGATGGCAAAAACACATAAGTCAATAATACCATCTACCATTTCTTCTGCATTTTTATTTTCAAAAGCAGATTTAGTTTCATCAAGTTCTTCTTGCATCATACCAATTCTGAATTGCATAAACTTATTAATCTTTCTCCAATCTATATCAGATTGTAATTCAGCCTGCATCCATTTATTGACACCATATTTTTTATGCATGTCTTGCATGTCTTTAAACCAGTTATCGCTCATACGAAAAAATCCTCCAAGGTTGCTTGTTCTTCGGCGGTCCAGCCGATTGGGTTAAGTATTAAATTTAGCGGTTCGATGAATGTTTTTTCGAACTGTAAATCATAATTTATATAGTTTTGTAATTTTAATTCTCTAGGCAATACATCTTTAAATGATATAACATTTTGCTTTATTGGATTTGGTAATCTTAAATATACAAATTTTATTCTATCGCCATTTGTTATAAGTTCATATTTATTTGTTAATTTATTTTGTTTAAGATGATAGTTATGTAACAATGAACCACGTACATGTATTGGGCAACTCTTTTTAAATATAGTTTTTCTATCATGCCAATCAGTAATATTAGTTACACCACGTGGAAAAGCTATTTGTTCTGGTTCTAGATTTCTAAATTGTGCTTTAAAATCTGCAATAAATCTTTGTGTTTCATCTTCAGTGCCTGATATTATTAATTTAAATGCTTCTTTAAATTTATTACGTACAACTTCTGGTGTTGATGATTTGATAGCTTCAATACCCATGATCTTAAGTTTAGGTTCTGAATATTGTACACCTTCATTATTATGTACATTTAAAATATATCTTTTCTTTGCAGTCCAGATACCAACATCTGATATTGCTTCTCTTGCCATCACCATTCTATTCTTATATGCATTGTGCATTCTATAAAACTCTTCATAAGCTTTAGCAATTGCTGGTTCAAAATGTTCTTTACAAATTTGGTCTAAGAATAAAACTGCATTCTTTGGAGTAAATTTCTTTATGAGTGGACCAAAGTTAACATATAAAGAATCTGTATCGATAGCTATAACATAATCTTCATCTGTTTTTAATAACTTATTAAGTTCATTATTCATAGTCTTTTCAGCCCATTTAATCGCTTTTTGACCAGTAAGTGTTACACCTTCAGCAAGTGCTGGTCTAAAATATAAAAAATGTTTATTAGCAAGTGCGCCATAAAGACTATTAAGTAGAATTTTAATAGCCATTTGCCTGTTCTCAAGATTACTAATTTCTTTATCAAGTTGTGGCGTATAATTCTTTTGTGCTTGTGATTTTGCATCTAGCATCATCTTTTTTACTAACACGCGTTCATCATAATATTCTTCAATAATTTGTGGAAGCACACCTTGAAAGTCTTTACGATAATATGTTTCATTAGCAGCTCTTACAAAACTTTTTGGATCGTCAATATGATCCATAATAGTTTCAGGTGACATATTGTTTTGAACAATGATATTAGGATATAGAGAGTTTAAATCAAATGACACTACCCATTCATATTTACCTGCAATAGGATCTTTTACATAACCGCCAGCAATATTGTGTTGTCTACCTTGTTCTCTAGCCTGAGGTGATGGATGTTTTTTTGAATATTCTGTTGCACCTATGATTTGATAATCATCAAACTGTTGTGTTAGTGGTGTAATAATTTTGTTTTGGTGTAGTCTTCGACATATGATTGATTCCCATATTGCTGTTACACCAAATGTGTCTTGATAATTAACACCGCCTTTATATGCCATAGTTATAGCCAATGTAATCAATCCAAGTTTTTCTTCAAGCCTATCAACAAGTGCAACGTCTTTCATATTATAATCAATATACTTTTGATAGTCATCTTTATAAAGATTTTTAAGTGAACCTGATTCTTCATATGAAAGTTTCTTTTCACCAAGTACAACATAAGCAATATGATTTAACGCGTATGATTCTTGTGGACCATACGTATAACCAAACTTTTGAAACAATTCCATATAATCAAGTGTTTGTATGCCCGGAATATCATACACCATATTTTCTTTACCGTGTTTTCTAATCGGTCTAGGTGCTGGTATCTGTAAGCCATAAGGGGAAAATTTAGGGAGCCATTCGATACCAAGCACCTTACTAGTACGATTAATAATATAAGGTATATCAAAAAATCTTGTATTCCAACCTGTAATAACATCAGGTGTAATATCCGGATGTGACCAGAATTCAATAAATTTAGTTAATAGTTCTTCTTCGCTATTGCATCGTGTATATTTAACGTCTTTAATAAGAGAAGCTTTGGTATCAAAGTCACCGTAACCCCATACATGATATGTTGAAAACTTACTTGACTTATATGAGATTGATAATATGGTATGAGCAGCTTGATCGGGATATGGAAAGCCATCATCATAGTCTGTTTCAATATCGAATGTGCCAACGTTTATCATGCTACGATCAAATTCAATATCATTTGGAAACTTGTCAATAGCATATTGTGTAACAAATCTTTTATTACCATATATGCTTCTACCAGAAACATCGATATTATCTCGATACCATTGACCTGCTTCATACATACTGTTAAATTCTACAGGACCAACGTTATAACCATCAAGACTTTTGTAACCAGTTTCAGTATTAGACGTTACATAAAATCTTGGTTTGTAATGTTCTTTTTTAATAACTCTATCGCCGTTGTTTGAATAACCGCGATAGAAGATATTATTTTTAAACCGATATAAGTTTGTATAAAATGCCATTGTAACTTTTTAGTTTGAAATCCATATAGGACCGAATTTTAATTCTAGTTGATTCCAATGTGATATTAAGTTTGGAATGTTTATATTATATTGTGATAATTCTTTTTGGTTAGTTTGTAAATAATTAATTTTTTGTTGAATAGTTTGTTGTGATTGAAAATTAATATAGTGTTGTTGTAATTTAGACATAAGCTCTCCCTTAATTATAGTATTATTATACACTACTTTTTCGAAAAAGTACACAACTTTGTTGTTAACATGTTAATTAGACGGCGAATGATTCTCCGCAACCACATTGTGCTGTTGCATTTGGATTTATAACTTTTAAATAAGAGCCACCGAACTCTTGTACGTAGTCGACTGTGCAGCCTATGACAAATAGTTCTGCAGTTTTATCTAAGACTAAAATGTTTTCTACGAGTGTACCTTTTTCTAAGTCATTAGTCATGTCCCACTCGTACTGAAAACCAGAACAGCCACCTCCTAGAACACCAAGATAAGCGTATTTCTTACCGTGTTTTTCGGTGGTGGCTGTCAAATATTTTTTTGCGTTATCTGTTAAAGTAATCATTTAGGTAATGATGAATCTATCCCTTTAACATATTTATTCATACCAAGTAAATCTCCGGTAGAATATTTTCCGCCGAATGGATCTATTTTTCCATTCATTACTTTTTCTTCAATGTCCTTGGCAATTGCAACAACATTAGCTGGCATGTTAGTATATGGTGCCATCTTCACCATTCCACTTTTCATGTCACCCCATGTATCTTTCTTTTTCCAAGTGCCATCTAATACAGCTTGGACTCTTTCAATATAGTAAGGAGACCAATCATCAATGATTGCTGTAAGTTGCGCTTTAGGAGCAAACTGTAACATATCACTCGCCTGACCGAATGCATATACGCCAGCTTTTTCTGCTACTTGTAAAGCCGCAGGACTATCTGTATGTTGAGTAATAATATCAGCACCTTCACTAACTAATACTTTTGCAGCATCAGCTTCTTTTACTGGATCATACCAAGTGTTTACCCATACCACATCAATATCAAATTT